TGGGTCTTCTAAATTTGCCCATATGCTATACTGTCTGCTTTGAAAACTAGATCCATCATTCAAGATCACAGTGCCATCATCTATTAAATGATCAGGCGTAGCTATAAAAGTATATGGATTGTCCTCGTTCATGGCAACGTTTCCAAATACTTCAACTTTGACTGGTCGACTAACCTTAAGATTATACACAATACTGCTTACACCTAAGCTGGCTACAATAGTATTACTGGCATAACCTTGCAAATTGGCTATGGTATATTCATATTTTCTACGTCTTGTGGTGGGAAACGGTAATCCACCAAACCATATAGTTTTGCTAGTGTCCCCACCTACAGCAACCATGATTTGGCCGGCTGTAGGTTGTGTAGTTGGTAACTGGTATAAATTTCCTACTGTAACAGTTTCGCCCACATATAAATTACTAGTAATGTTTGCCGAACCGCGAACATCTAACTCTACATTGGGTTTGTTAGTGTTGATACCAACCTTACGTGTAACAACATCTAGATAAATTAAATCGCCATCAAAGGCGAGATCCATGCCCTGGCGTTCCAGGTCACGCAACAGCATTGGGCCGGAAATGCGTCCTATTGCCATATTAGAATGGTCCTAAGAAAAGTTTAAGTCCTATTGAGGTAATAGCAGAATTGGCTACGATATTACCTGTGATAGAATTGGTGTCTCTTAATTGTAGGTAGAATCGTTTACCTAGATCTGTACCAGAATAGGTAGTTGTCACTGGCACAATAGCTGTGTTAGAAACAATTGTAGCATTGCCTGTTAATATAGTAGTCGGGTTAGCACCGGCTATGTCTATATAAGTGATAGCATTGTATGGACCAGGAATAACTTGCCAGAACAATTGTGTATTATCTGGCACTTTGGTAGTATTAATTGTAAAGTTGACTGTTCCACCTTTTTGTACCAAGTATAGATCTTGTGCAATAGCGTAGGTCTTTGGTCTAGGATCAAACAACATGATCTCATATTCAACTGTGGTAGTAACCACAGTACCAGATAAATTACCGGTCATTACATCCACATAGAACGTTTCATCATGCTCAACAATCGAATCAGTTACAATAGCAACATTAAATTGTGCTATGTTACTCTGTATTCTAAATGATCCTGTTAATAGATTGCCCGGAGTACCCATGACAAAATCAAGATCAGAAACCGGTATATTACCTGGCCGCACACGCCAAAACAATTCAGTACCATCGGCTACGTTGGTAGTTGTTACTGTAAATTGTGCTGTATTAGAATCAAACTCAATTAGTCTAGGCAGATTACTTACAATACGATAACTAGTTTCGGTAAAGATACGTGGTGGAGGATTCCATGTTACTGGTATAGGCTCAAATACATCGCCAGGTACGGTACCATGTATTACAACAATAGCATGTCCATCAGGTGGAGGACTTGTAAAAGTTATTGAGTAATCATCAATAGTATAGGCCACACCAGGATTTTGAAATACATTATGTACATAGATCCTTACATAGATTTCGTTGTTTTTAGGATACTTATAACGCATAGGCCCAAAAACAACTTGTGTGCCAGTGCCATAAAAAGTTTCTTTGAATGGGTAGTCAATTTCGGGCGCAAATGCTAACGGTACCCAACGATTAGATCTATAAACTTCCACACGACTTTTAGGATGATTAAACCTAAATAAACCAGTAACTGGATCGTTGGGCGCCAATATCGAAGTGCCCATAGGTAATCGTATACTGTGACTTCCAGATCTCAGTTCACGATTTTTAATAAAACGACCCATACTAGATTCCGATAGTAGACACAGTGGCAATTACCTGTGTGTTGCCAGCAAAATAATTATAATCAATTGTGGCAAATATTCTGTCGCCGTCCTCAAGTACTAATTTCTCAGTATCAATAACATAGGTATCTTTAACAGCAATAGGTATTTGATAATAAATGATATTAGTTGGGCCAGGACTAAAAGTTTTTGGTACTGCGTGCACAGTAAGGTAGGCTATACGCTCTCCGGTATTACAGAAATAGGCTGTAGTCACAGCATTACTACCGTCACTGGTGAATATGCTTGTATTCAAATTAGTTAATACTGTACTGGTTATGGCCATTGCTATTCCTACAAAACTAGCGAGTACACTACGGCTCGCCTTTTAGTTACTAATTCTTCCTGTCTTTGTTTTTTGTCAATTATGTACAAACCACTCACACCATTGCCAGGTTCTTTAGCAAACATGATTGTTGAGTTTTGTACATATGGTATGTTAGCTACTAGACTATTTACATGATTAATTTGTATACCAGTGTTAGCGTTAGTGCCATTCCATCCTGGCGTAAAAATGATATTGTATGGATCTTGGCTACGTATTTCGTAACCATCTGTGTAAAAATGTCCGCCTAGGTGCGGGTCAGGATCGTCCCTAATAAAACGTAAAACCTTGTACAGCATGAAAGCGTCATTGCTAGGATCATTTCTAGTTGACGTAACATACCTATTGGGATGACTAGCCGAAAACTCCCACCAATCAATAGTTTCATTCCATTTGAAATAAACATTAGGGCTGGTACCACGACCTATTTCCAAGCCAGAATCTTCAAATGGAGCGCCAGTAATATCAGCGTTAAGAGTTATTATGTTGTCGTAGATAAAAGTTTCTACAGTTTCAACTCTGGTAAATGTTCCAACTACAACAAGATTACCGTTGATAAAAACAGTCTTTTGGCCGCCGCCCACAGTGATATGGATGTCACCGGGTCCTTGCGGACCAGTGAGCGTTTCTATGTAATAATCACCGGTTAATCTATCGTAGCTTGCCATAAAATGTAGGTTTTATATATTTATGCGATGTTCAAAGGAAAAAAATAGCACCCTAAGGTGCTATTTCTTTTGCCAACTTTGAGTTTAAGCAACGTTACCAGGAATATCAACGTTACCGCTAAACACGCTGGTGTTACCAGATTCTTCAACTTGAATGTAAGTATCTGATGTGCTTGAGCTAAAGTTCCATGGGCCAGAGTATAACACAGCGCCATTAGAATCAACTGCGGTTAATTTACGACCAGAAATTTTAGTAACATAACCTAATGTACCATCATCGGCCTTGACCTTGATTGTCATTTCACCTGCTGCTAGAGAACCGTCAGCTTTGTTAGTAAGCACACATGTTGCTGTTACACCAGCTGCATCAACACAACGAAACTTCCTATCGCCGCGCTGGCTCTGGATAGCTCCATCTACGCTGGCAGTACCATTGTGAAAACGAACACGGATGTTATCGTTGTTGTCATAACCAAAATATCGTTTATTAATCGGACGACCCATTTGTTTCTCCTAATAAAGGTGTTCTAGACCTACGGGGTGGGTTCCCCATAAACTCCATTGAGCGAACACTGTATTTACCAAAATTATTGACATTTGAGGTTAAATCAAGTAAAATTAATTATCAATAAATAGTAGATAACCCGCGAGGTATCCTATGAAAAAGTTTCTTCTACTAGCTGTACCTACATTATTACTAGCCGGTTGCCTTACAACAAAAGAGCAGCTCTATTATGAAACTGCTAAATCTATCAGCAGAGATAATACCGTAAGTCAAACCGCTTGTTGGTCTGCTATTTCTGATATTGCCAAAGGTGGTGCTGAAGGAGCCAAAGTAGGTGCCATTGCCTTAGCTGAAAAATGTAAGAACGAAACAGTTAAAATCGAACCGCCTAAGCGTAATTGGATGGGTTTATAAAAAATTGTTCTATATGAAAAAGGGCCTTGCGGCCCTTTTTCTTTCCTTCCCATCCCTTTAAGGAAGTTGGATTAGCTAAATGTTAATCCGCTTACAGCGATACGCTCTAGGTAGTCAGCAGCGTTACCGAGCGAGCTAGCTGTATTTGTTAGCTCAACATATCCGTAACGTGTCATAAAGCCAACTACTGGCTCGAAGGTTTGTGGATCTAGGATCACACCAGAGCTCATTAGAGGTACATATGGGCAATAGAAAGCAGCAGCATCAGCTTCGCTTGTACCCTTATAACCAATAAGAACATCTGTACCTGTGCCGGCATAGCTATCAACATAGATCTTCATAGCGCCGTTTAGTGTACCAACAAACTTGGTGTTGGTTGGAGCTTCGAAGGTACCTTCTGTTGTACGAGCAAATGCTGAAGTTGTAGCACTCTGTAGTACTGTTAGTACTTCAGGACTTACAACTGCCCAGTTTGCAGCACCACGACGTGTGCGCTGAGCGATCAAGTTAGCAGCACGATTGATCATAACTGCTAGAGCAGCGTGCTCGTCACCGACGAATGTAGCTGTACCACTTACTGTAGCTTGGTTAAAGCTGTAGGTTGTGCCTGATAGTGAACGTAGGCTAGCTAGGATCTCTTGGTCGATTTCAACTGTGATTTCCTGTGCTAGAGCAGCCATGATTTCTGCTTCTACGTCGATACCGTGCATTGCTTGTGCATCCTGAGCAGCTTCAAATGTCCAACGTGCGCTTAGTTTACGAGTCTTAGCCTCGACAACTTGCTTCAAGATTTGAACATTGATTTTGTTACCAGGTACGCCTTCAAGTGCCGATGTTGAATCAGCCTTGCTTGTTGAACTGTTACCTGAGTAAGCTGTTGCAATACGGAATGGGCTTAGTGCCTCATCACCGGCTGTTGCACCGTCAGTTGCAGTTGTTGCGCTAACTGTGTCAGCATAACGAACACGCAATGTATGGATTTGAGCAACTGGACCAGTCATTGGCTGTACACCAACGATTTCGTTAGCAATAACAGTAGGCATTACACGACGGATAATCGGTAGAATCACACGATTAAGAGTTGCGATTTGACCTGCTGCTGTTGAACCAGCTGTTACGGCTTCCATCAAGCTTCTGCGGGTATTTTCAAGCATGATACCCATGTTGTTACGGCGCGAGCCTTGTAAGCCTTCTAACAGGGCATCTTTAGTTTCGCCCCAACGGCTTTCTAATAGTTCTTGTGTCATTATCTTCTTTCCTTTAAGGTTAAACTATTTTTATTTCAACCCTGCTAGACGCTTCAACTCAACTACATTGGTTTCCCTAGTTTCTGGAGTTGTAACACTAGCAGCTTTATCCCCTGTTACTGCACTACGGCTTTCAGTCAACACAGAATTCTGCGCTGGTTCTTTAGCACCGGTGTTTAGTACAGCAGGTAGATACTTTTCAAATGCCGACTTCAACTTTGGAGTCTGCACTGATTCGAGAAGTTCACGCATGACCGATTGCTTCTCTTTTACTAAAGTACCAAGTAACTCGTCCATTACTGCACGACGATCTTGGCTCTCTTTGATTACGCGAATTTCGCGTTCTTTTGATTCAACTAATTTCTCAGCTTGTTGCTTGACAGCTACAGCTTCGGCAATTTGCTGATCACGTTGTTGAACTAGATCTCTTAGCTTGATGATTTCTTTGTTCTCATTTAAGTGAGTTAAAGAAAATTCACTAGCAAATGCTTCGAAAATACGACGACCAAACATGTTCTCACGAGCTGATTGGATGTCTTCTTTCAATTGTGTTAGTTCGGCACCTAACTTCTGGCTTACTGATTCTTTCACAATACGAGCACTTTGTTCAATGAAACGCTTTTGAATAGCTTCTAGCTTAGACTTAGCTTCGGCAACTAAGCGAACTTTAGTCTCAACTACAGCTTTCTTGTCCTGAGAAAATTCTCGAATTTCCTCAGCTAGTGCACGAACAATAAACTTCTCTAGACGTGCATAGTTTTCCATTTGAACTTTACGATCATGATGTAGTTCGCCAACTTCATCAGCTAATTTCTTAACCATGAAGTCATTGAAACGGCTGGCGCTTTCTAACATGTGGTTTTTGACACGCACACGATCTTCTACGATAGCTCGCTTCTCTACTGCAAACTCTTCAATCTCGGCTCTAAGATTTTCAGTAACCATTTTGTCGAGTGCTTCTACCATTACAGTTTTATCGTGTTCATAGCGTTGCGCCATTTCTTCACGAAGTTCGGCACGAATCTGCTCGCGGGCTTCGGTTAACTTGGCTTCCCAAGCTTCTGTGATTTCCTTGCGAGTGTCCTCATTGATTATACCGCTGTCTAGCAATGGTCTTAAAGCGTCAAACATTGCGGTTTCTCCTTAGATTTTAAGGTCCTTGATAAGACGAACGACTTCGTCTTTCAAATACCGTTGCACTTTTTGATTTTGACTGGCTTCACCGGCTATTTCTAGCACTTTATGTCCATTACGCATGTTTAATAAACCTTCGTATATGGCCTTAGGATAGGCATGTGGAGCACTGGGCTGAGCCACAATGTCTACAGTCTCTATGACGAATCCACTGACGTGCCCAGTAGACTCATGAACTTCACCGCTGCCGCGGCTTGATACCCCCAATTTCACACCACTTTCTAACATGGTGCGAATTAACTGACCCATTGGTGTGGGCAGAATCTTTAGTTTACCATGACCACAAGGTCCGTCCATCCACATTTGCTGAATCATGTGACTGACACGATCTAGGTTAATTTTTAGATCATCTGGATGGTCGACTTCACCGAGTACACTGTATCCACCCTTAATCTTTTCATTAATGGTTTCTACTGCTTTTGATATCTCATTGACAGGGTAAACACGGTTGTTACCGTTCTTTACCCCACCCTCGATGAATATACCTTTCATGTAAAGATCTTTACCACCACTACCGTCAGTGCGATCCTCAGCGAGAATCTGCATTTGGGCGTGATCAAAAGTTAGATCTTCGCGTAGGTACTTGGTCATATTACTTGTTTCTTACTGTGGTTCCAATAAAGGCTTTTTTATCTACAGGCATTTTTTGTCCTGTAGTTTGACCCTCATCACCATGCTGCTTTTCATAGCTGGTGTGCTTGTCAGTGTAGCCCTTGGTCTTAGCACCAGGTACGTTTTCAAAGTTACCGGCATGTTTTACTTGCCCTTGTCCTTTTGTGTACTGGTTACTAGGCTTTGGTGTTGGCTTACCATCAGCTGCTTGCTCGGTTCCGCCTTTAACGATGTTGGCATTGCTACCACCCATGTTTACACCAGGACCAGGCATGCTCTTGGTATTTACTGTAGGCTTGCTGCTGCTTTGAGCACCAACTGTTTGTCCTTCAGCGTTACCAGGAGTAGCAACTTTGTCTACATATTCACGTACCATGTTGGGGTCAACTGACTCTTCCTTTGGCTCTTCTGCACCACCAAAGTCAGGATCACTTTCGCCGTCACTGTGCTCAGGCTCGCCTTCTTCATCAGCCATTAAGGCGTCAAATTCAGCTTTGAGCTCGTCAAGTGCAGCTTCGAGATCCATAACGCGATCTTCAAGTTCACCTTCGCCGCCCATTTCGTCGCCCATGTCAGCATCCATGTCGCCGCCCATGTCGTCACCCATGTCAGCATCCATTTCCATGTCGTCGCCGCCCATGTCACCCATTGCTGGATCCATGTCATCATCACCGGCTTCGGCCATGCCCATTTCGTCTTCTGCGGCAACTTCATCAACTGCTACACCAACTTGGTCAAAACCCTCTTCGTCAATGAGATTCTCATAAATCTCACGTGACTTCTCCACAACGATTTGATGGAAAAGCTCGCGAGCTTTATCTTCCTGCTCATTGATAATAAATTCAATTAGCTGTTCATACTTGTTCATTCTAGGGACTCCTATTTGTTTTAAGTATAGTTTTATTTACATAATCTCTTCAGATTATGGGGTTAAATAGGTGTTTTTTAATTGATTTTGACGGACTATGCCGGCATAGCCGCTTGTGCAGCGGGTTTATACTGTTTGGCTAGTCGTTCTGTGTCGTTGACCTTCTCAAACTTTTTAAGATCATTCATCTGTCTTAACTGTTTGATTTGGGCAAGAGTAAGGCGTGTAGTTCTTGTATCTTTTAGGCGTGGACGATTCTCATCGCTCTTTTCATCGCGATATCCATCAGGAATAGGGTTACCGGCTTCAAATAAATCGTATACAAACATATGATTATTTATGCTGTCATTGGTGCAGCAGCCGGGGCTCCACCTAACGGACTAGCTGCTCCTGTGGGCGGTGGAGCGCCACCTGGCATGCCTGCCATGCCTTCTGCTCCTGGCATACCAGCTTCGGGTGGTGGCATTGCCGTATCAGCCATGTCCATGTCTGTGGCAAGAGCACCTGGTGTAACACCTACGCTACGCATACCAACATCCATGGCCTCAGACGATTCGCCCTGCTCTTGAGTCCATAGCTCTTCATTTTCCTGCATCTCTTCTTCAGTGAGACCGAGATAACGCTTCATTAAGAATCGTTTACTAAAATAAGGAATCTGTTCTAGGCTAGCATATGTTTGAATACGTGCCGCATCTATCTCAACTTGACGATGCTGTGCAAAGTTTTGTGGCTCATTTAATTTAATTTCAAACAATTGACCGTCAATGTTTATACCGCGCCAACGCATGAATGTCTTAAATTCTTGGTCTAACTGCCCACAAATCATGTTCTGCAGACGTATACAATATCTATTGAAACGCCACTCTTGAATTAATGCTGTACCGACTCTACCGTCATTGTAGGATTGTGTTCCATCTTCTAACCCCGTAGGCAAGTAACTACTGGGAATACGTAAACCACGGAATAATTTATTAGTAAAGAAACGTAAATCTGTAATTTCACCTAAATTCTGTCCGCCGGCTAGTGTCTCTACGCTAGATCCACGCCCATCTGCTGTTTGTGGGAAGAAGTAATCTTCGTTAGTACTCAATGGATTATATGTAGCATCCATCATGTTCACACCACCACCAGTCTGTGTAGGAATACGACGCTGGTGAATTTCATTCTTGATGCGTTCTACAAAAGCCATGGCCATGTGGTTTGGCATGTTACCTACATCAATCTTAAAGATTCTACGCTCTGGTGCTCGTTGTACACGATAGATAATGATAGCATCTTCTAACAGTTCTTTTTGTTTGAAAACTTTGAAAATGTTTTCTAATACACTGTTACCAAAGGGCCAAAATATATCTAAGCCTTCAGTTAAGCTCATATGAACTACGTGTTTAGCGTCAATAGCTAGTTCGTTCTGACTATTTTGAAAGCGATTACCACCTGTAAATGGGGCATTAGGCTGGATATAAGCACCACTTGGCCCGCCTACTTGTGGATGCTGCATATAGGTATCCGACGTAGTAACAGCAGTAACAGTAAGATTTTGTAAATTAGGATTAACGTCTTTTAATACATACTGCTCAGGCTCTTTGCCTTTGCCTTCATTTACAATAATTTTAGTAACTTTGCTCATTTCAACCCAGAATAACTTGAAGTTTTCTGGATCACGCACAAAGATTTGATCGCCGTATTTTAATGTATTACGCACAATCTTGAATATTCTACGATGTAGATCATTCAAATTGCACCACTGTTGAAGCTGTTCTTTAATTAATTCAACTTCGGTATCAGTAGGATCATCGTTATAATGTATAGCAAATGGTAAGTTAGTAGTATCGTCTGGCTGGCTACAGAATTCTGCTAGAATGTCTAGGGCAGCATTGACTTCTGAGTCCATGTCCATTTGTTCGTACTGATTGTAACGCTCAATACGATTGGGATGACCTGTATAAAGCTCTGGTAAATTACTTTGATAGTTACGATAAGCTGGTGCAGCACCAGGCATACTATCGCCATTGCCGTTGCCCAACGGACTCAATAAGGCCGCATTAGGTGTCTTAAAGTATTTTTTCCAGGTCATGAATAGGTATGTTTAGATTAATATATTTAGTTTTTATGTACGGCCTTCGGCTATTCTAGTCTGTACCGAGTAAATTTCTTCCATACTTGTTAACATATCTCTAGAAATTTCAACATTATTCTTCATCAGTAATAATTGTTCGCGCATGACTGTCATCATTTCTGTTTGGAACATTTTATTAGATTCAGTATTACCGTCAGTTCTAGCTCCAGCCCGTAGACTTTGTCCTAACTCTTGTATCATACCAGCCATTTTAGATTGATCATTGCTGATAACTGATGCCATTTCCCTAGCCACTAGTAGTTCGGGACCACGTTCGCCCACAAGATATGATCTATTTGGTAACACTTCACCACCCAAGGCCCTCGGAGTAGGTGCTCCGAGCCCTTCTCTACCAGGACGAGCCGGTGTACCCAATCCTTCGCGCCCAGGCCTAGCTGGCTGTTCTAGTCCTTCGCGACCAGGTCTTTGAGCAGGAGGCTCAGTAGTAGGCGCTGGAAGATTGTCTCTGCCCCCACCGGTAAAATATGTCCTTATAGAACTAGTGCCCTTGGCTATAATTTCTGTGAATTGTTTAACACCGTTAGCGAGCTCATTCATGGGCGCTCGCAAAGTATTCTGTATATCACTTTGTATTACAGTGCCTAATCTTGCTATTTCTTCTGCGGTTTGTGTTAACTTGTCACCTTTGACACCACTAGCTAACTTGTCAGCAGCAGTTGTGGTAGCCGCAGTAGCACCTTTTTCCATCCCCACACCTAACTTAATCAATGCGTCATTGTAGTTTTTAACAGAAGTCAATGTACCATCTTTAGTAAGACGTGCTGCCTGGCTCATTGCATCTACCGTAGAATCAGATGATTCAAGAGCAGCTTTACCTACTCGTTCTAATCCTTGTGTTACTCTTTTTTGTGCTTCCGCCGGGCTCAAACTAGGATCACGCAAATCTTTGACTAGACCTTGTATGAAAGGTCTAAGCTCACGATTAGCGTCCATCATTATGTTAGTGGCTATGTCTGTGGTTGCTTCACCACCAGTACTAATCATTTCCAGCACACCGGCACGCACATTCTCAGGCAGTGCTTGTAGCGCAGTTAGTTGTGATCTCATGCGTTCTACTGCTTCAGGCCCACCTTCTTTCATGGCACGCTTATACAAATCTGTTTCTAAGGATTGTGCCCTAGCTTTTTCCATTAGTTGTTTAGCGTCTTGGCCTGTCAAATCAGATAGAATACGCATGTTTTTACCTAATTCTAACGTATCTTTGGCCAACTCAGCAGTAGATTTAGTTCTTGTAATACCAGCAGCACGATCATTAGCTAACTGGCTGGCAACTAAAGCAACTTGTTCATCTGTGCTATATCCTAGTGCTCCTAAAGATTCGGTGTACTTGTCAGCACCGTTGACTAGCTCGCCCATGACATTGGCTACTTTCTGTGTAGCTTGCCCGGCACCAATGCCCATAGCCGACAAGTCCATTCGAGCTTTTTGTAAACCTGTAGTAAATGCCTTAATTGGTAGTCCAGAATCTTTAGTGAGTTGCGCTAACTCTGTCATGCCCCCACCAAGTACTACACCACTCTTGGTTAATATTTTGAAGTTGTTGTAAGTTTCTACTAGTTGCGTAGCAAATAACGTAAGCACATCTCCGGCTACGCCTGTAAGAGAACCTGCCAGGCTGGCTATAGCCCCGCCGGCTCCCTTGATTGCAGCTGATAATTTATCTGTCAAGGATCCTGCCAAGGCAGCAGCCGGTCCCCCGATGCTTTTTAATACAGTTTCACTTGTTTTGAACGCGGTCATCAAGGCGTCGAGCCCGACCTCAATAGGTTGTTGCTGTTCGCGAGAAGTACGACTTAATAAATCAACAAACCCATTGTAGGCAGTGCTTAGAGCATTAGCACCACTAGTTATTGTATTATTCCACCTGTTTACGGCAGATTGTGTGCCCTGTGTACCTTGCCTAATAACATTGATATGACGTTGGAGAGAGTCCCGTAATTCGGGAGTCAACCTTTCCATAATCTGTCTTAGTTCGTCATCGGTAGCCATTTTAGCCTATAAATATAGTGTTATATCAATTATTTATGGTGACAATACATGGTCAATCCTTTGAACAAATACTTTAGGCAACCGGTAATTTACATGGAATTACCATCCCAGGGACGTTGGTGGCGCCCGGGCAGCATAAACATGCCAGCTGATCGCAGAATACCAGTATGCCCTATGACAGCTAGAGATGAAATATTACTGCGTACACCAGATGCGTTACTTAACGGAATCACTGTAAAAGAAGTTATAGAAAGTTGCTGTAACGTAATCACAGATGCTTGGGCAGTACCAAACATAGACGTAGATGCTTTATTGATTGGTATACGCATAGCCAGTTATGGCAATATGCTTGACGTAGATAGTACCTGTCCGCACTGCGGCACTTCAAATAGGCATGGTGTTGACCTAGGAGATAGACTAGGTAAAATACGCAGCCCCGACTTTGACTTTACTCTACAGCATGATCAATTACTGTTTAGATTCAAACCCATGCAGTATTTTGCAGTTAATAGAGAAGATTCGCTGCGATATCACGAAGATAGATTACTCAAAGTAGTAAATGACAGTAACTTGAGTGAAGAAGATAAAATCAAGGAAATGACGAAACATGCTAGGAAAATGTTAGATTCTAGCATGAAAGCATTAGCACTACAGACTGAATTCATACAATTACAGGACGGCACCAAGGTAATTGAATATGAGTATATCATAGAGTTTTACAATAACATAGAAGGCGACGTAATTAAAAAGGTTCAAGCTCATTTAATTGAAATGTATAACAGGGTTAAAGTACCAGACATACGTGCTGTTTGTGAAGAATGCCAAAAGAACTATGAATATCCTATAGAATTTGACTTCTCAAGTTTTTTCGGGCGAGGCTTTTGACACTAACTGATGACGAAATTGTCAAGTTTCTTGATGACCTCGATCAAGAGTCAAAAGCCATAAAAGATGAATTATTAAGAATGTGTTGGTATATGCGAGGTGGACTTACATACGAAGAGAGTATGTACTTGAGTCGTTCAGAAAGAGAAATAATTGGTAAACTTATAGATGATAATTTAGAAACTACTAAAAAGTCAGGTATGCCATTCTATTAAGATTTGCTTACGCAAATCTATTTCTTTCGCTTGCGCTCAGAAATGTTTTTTTAACTTAGACTTTTGCATTCATCCAGATAATTCAGTCATAATTTGCCCGCTAGGGGCAAATTATGATGACGCCTTCATCCGAGTGCATCAGTCACTGATCTAGTAGAGTCGCTATGTACAATAGCAGGAGGCG